AATAGTTTTATTTGTTAGTGTATCACTAGATACTCTAGAAACTAATGTACTACTAGATCCTTGAGGTAATAACATAGTATTAGTAGTTGATGTACTATGAGGTTGTGCTTCTATAATCTGTCCATGACTATTTTTATGACAGTTAAGTTTAATTTGACCTGCTACACCTGTAGCTCCGGGATCATCATCCCCTCGTATCTCTAATATATTAGTAGCAGATTTAACTTGTAAATTACCTGATGCAGTAGTAGATATACCACTAAATATAGGAGTAGTTAATGTAGCAGTTGTTAATGTTTTATTAGTAAGTGTTTGATGTCCTGCATCTGATACTAATGTAGTAGTAGAGGTATCATCACCTCCTCCTGTATTTCCTATAACAGTACCACCGGGAAGTAATAAAGTGTTACTAGCTTTTAAACCATGCGCTTGTCCTTTTACAGTTTGACCATGTGAATTATTTTCACAATTTAATTGTATCATACCTGAAGTAGTACTAGGTGTAGTACCACCTTTTACTTCTAGTTTGTATGTATATGGATCTACAATTAAATTACCAGATGTAATAGTAGTAATTGTATTACCATCCATAACTATATTATCTATGTGTAAATCTTTAAATACAAAGTTTTGTTTACCTAGTCCTACCGCTCCTGTATTTGTAGGAAAGAATGCATTTGCATCTGTACTAAATTTACCTGCTGGTCCTATTACAGTAACTCTAGCACTATCTGTACCATTGTGCGTATGTCCTGATGCTGCATTAAATGCTCCTATGATTGAAGTAAATTCATCATTAAGGTGTTCTTCTTTGATAATGCCACCAGATGTAGGCAATCCCACCCCATTCTGCGTGACTGTTCTAACCTGATATGTATTTCCCATTATCTATGTTCCTTTCTACTGTCTTGTTTCTGTGCTGTACTCTAAAACAGCCGTGTCTAGTCTAAATGGTGGGTTAGTAGATTCTTCTTCTATTCGTATCGCTATTGTTTTTCCTGATCCAATAATATTATTATTATACAATTTATTAAGCTCTGTACTGTAGCTATCTGTATCATAAGTTGATGTTGGCTGATTATATAAAACAATTCCTGATCCTGTTGCTACAACATCTATAGAAGTAGGTTGCACAACACCCTCTTGCTCTTGATCATATTTAACTCTAACATTTGCTGTAATTGCACCTTCGGGATCTAAATACAATCCTAATTTATAAAATGTTTTTCTGACTGTTGGATCTTGTATTGGCATAAAAGGTGATTCATAGATACCTTTAATTTCAGTACCATCAAAACCATTTGTAATTTCTAATTGATAAATATAACCATCTTCATTTGCAAATAATGTTAATTCCCCAACTGCATTAAAAGCACCATAATATCTAGAATCAGATGTAAAAGATTTTATACCTCGTAGTGTTGCCCAATTCAAACCTGTACCACCTTGATCTATAAATTTTGTAGCTAGTAATCCTTCAGATTCACCTGTCGTATATCCTTGATTGTAGGCAAATAACCTATACTGCCCTTTTTCACGCAGTATTAATGAATCAAAATTTGTTCCTAATAGACTATCAACATTTTTCTTTATAGGTTTTGATGCAACATTCAAACCAAAATCACCAATCTTTTCAGTACCTGATAATGATCTGATACCATCAGGGGCAAAGAACAAAACGTCACCACCTACCTCTTGTATTGTGTCTTCTCTAATACATCCAATATCATCTGTAATTGGAGCTAACTTAAATTGATCAGTTGCAGTTGCAGAAGATCCTGTTATTCTCTGAATACTGTTTTTAGTAAAAATAATTAATTGTTCTCTAAATACTATTAAACCTGTGATTGTATCTTTTACATTGATTTCAATAACACCTGCACCTGCATTATTAAAATCATTATCAACACCAATTGCACCTACAATAATTGTATTAGTTTTAGCTAGTATTATATGATTTTTAAAAACTGTTGCAAATCTTGATCCTACTGTTCCTGAAAAAGCAGCATTTGTTTCATCTGAAAATGTAACACGACTACCTACAGATTGTGATCCATCATAATAAGCAATAGAATTAACACCATCTACTATTAATGTTTTTTCACCAGCACCAAAATTGTAATTTACAAATCTGATTTTACCACCAGATGTCGTGCTTCTTTGCGAAACATTAGGGGCATTATCTGCATGTGCTTGCGTAACATTAGAGCTATCTACTACATAGTACTTATCGTTTCTAGCAACTAAAGCAGTATATGCATTGTTTACACAAGCTACTAATTGTATTCTTTTTTGATTATCATTAGGACTACCTATCACACTACCTGATGCATCTTTTATAGGAATTGCACCTGAATTAAATTTTTGATAGCCTTTAATTTTTTTGTATCCACCTGACAAAGATGGCTCAAAGTTTTGTAAAGTAGTTGCACTTCCAATAGCATTTGTTCCTTGCTGTAGTGGACTTAAATTAGATATTAAACCACCTTTAAATTCTACAGGAAATGTTTGCCAATCTGTAGCCATTATGCTATCCTCGGATTACTGCTTGCTCCATGATTAGATACTATCATAGAAGATCTAAGATAGTCATATCTGTTAATATATAAACTTCTCATATACTTTATACCTTGCTCAAACTTTTGTTGAGATATCTGTGCTGATTGTGCATCTCCTCTAAATTGATAAGCATAAAACATTGCACCATCTACAATTACATGTCGAAACTCTTGTGGTATAGATGGCACATCACTAGCCTGTTCTAATATAACAGGATTTTGATAATATTCATAAACTACTTCATACGCTTTATCAGGGTTAGGTAAAAATATAAATTCTTGGCTGGGAGTTCTTACTATAAATCTAGGAGTAGATCTGATAGTAGTATTACTATTATACTCGGTATCAACATGGTTGTCAAGATATTCTTGATAATCCATAATTGTTAGCTTTCTTGTATCTACATTTAATGTAGTATTTTTCTTTATCCTAAAACTATTCATATTAATTAATTTAACATCTTCAGGATACGGATACCTAGCTATACCTGCAGTTAATGTTTCTTCTTCTTCTCTGTGATTCCAAGGCCAGTTATACTCTTCATGATTTATATGCCTAATAGAAGAATTAACTGCATCTTTTGCTGTCTGATAAAACCCTTTAGCAGTCAAAAAATTAGTAGTAGAAAGTTCAACTTCATTTAGTCTTCTATTTATTTCATTAACTAAATCTAAATAATTATATGCCATACTAGTTTTCCTTAATACGTAACTTAACTACACGTTCAGATATTAAGCCCGTGCTATCTGTAATTTGAGATGTTATTTTGTATGTAGTATTTAAAGTTCCACTACTTAATCTAATTGTACATACAGTATTTGTACTATCTCTTAATATACCACTAAACACAGTTGTTATACCATTAACTGTTGTATTTTCTGTGGTACTAATTTGTGTCTTTACACCATTAGCATCATCAATAAACCATAAATTTGCAACGATAGTTGCACCTAAAGTTGTAGCGTGATCATATCCTAAAAATCTAGACCAATCCATGCTATAGTCTAATGTTTCATCAGGATCTTTATTAGGCCATTTAAACGACATTTCTTTTCCTTTATGCTGCTATTTTTGTTGTATTAACAATATGACTTCTTGGAGGAACAATTACAGTTCTATTTTGATTTGATATTGTATTAATACTTCTTATGTTGTGTTGCCTGTAGGGAACAAATACAGTTCTAATTTTACTATAATCATCTTGTCTAATTGCTGTTACAATTACATCTCCAAAACTTAACTGTATTGCATAGCCATTAACATTGATGTTAGCATCACCTCTAACAGTTATTGTTCCTAATGCTACTGTTGCCTCTACAGAGGACAATGTTAAGTTTGCATTTCCTGTAGTAGTTACTGTTCCTATTGCTGTTGATAATAAACCTAATGATGTTAAAGTTATTTCAGCATTACCTACTACACTTGGCTCATTAAATGCTAATGTTGCAATAATACTTGGTAATGTTACATTAGCATTACCTACAACTGTAACTGTTCCTATTGAAGATGTTAATGGTGTGAGAAAACTTGCTCCTACAAATAT